CGCTCCGGGTGATTTGCTGCTTGACTGAATTCTTAATGAGCAGGCGACTTGCTGTCCGCCGCTGGCTAACTTCGCTCAGCTGTCGATGTTTCGTTTCGATGGACTTATTAAAAACCATAGTTGTTTTGCTGTCAACAACAATGGTTGTATTTTGGGTTGTTTTGGTTTTATCTGGTTGTATTTGAAATGAATTTATTTTTAAAAAATGTCTGATGAAAGGATTTAGGCAATAAAAAACCCCGCCTGAGCGAGGTTTGATGAGGGGGAGGGCTGTTTACTGGTTTTGGCTTTTAAAGTAGTCGGAGACTTCTTTGGCTGCTGCGCACTGCGCTTTCAACTCATTGTTCATTCTTGCTTTGACTTCGTTAGAGCTGCTCTCGCACCCGGCATCGAGCGAAGTGAAATTATAAACCGCTAGCATTGTGGCTTGTACTGCCACTTTGCACTGACCCGGCTGAGGGTGGTCTTTACATATCACAGATGACGATTGCTTTAAGTGATCAAGAACTGACTCTTTGGCCGTTGCCGCTAATGGAGCCAGTAATACTATTGCCAATAAAAATTTTCTCATAGTTGTATCCCTACCAGATGGTTGAAGTCCAAAACATTCTTCCGATGATCTGGACGCTATCAAGGTCCGCCTCTTCGTCTGGGTGCTCGACATGATTGAAGCTGCGAATGCTCAACCTGTTCGGGCCCACACGGTAAAGTATTTTTAAGCGATTCCATCCATCCTGGCTGATGGCGTAGACCTTTCCGTCCACGATCTTTTTGTCGTTAATATTTATAGCGACAGTCGTTCCTTCCGGAATTACTGGCTCCATGCTATTCCCATGTGCGGGGAAGCAGATAACACTCTCTCTGTGGGCATTAACTCGAAGCAAAGTCGCTTTTGAGAAGCGGAGTTTATAGCCATTGTAATCTTCGCGAGGAAACTTCCCATCGCCGCAGGCCAGCTCAATATCCTTTAGAAATGGCACTTCTACCTCGTCATCAGGTATTGGGGTTGAATTATCCCAAGGCTCAACGGTACCCCACTGATCAGACGGTGGGATGGCTTCATCCTGCCCAGTGAGAAGCATAACGCCTTCCCCGGAACTCAACCATTCAGGCTTTACCTTTAACGCATTAGCCAGCTCAACCAGCTTAGTTGTCTGGTTGGCTTTTCCTGTTTCTATCTTCTGGATAGCCGCCTGGCTCACCCCAACCAGATCCCCAAGAGCCTTTTGTGTAAGGCCTCGTAATGTCCTGGCTTCTTTCAATCTTTCAGCGAGTGTCGTTTTCATACGCGCAATGTACAACCATGGTTTTATTCCATCAAACGAAAATGGTTGTTGACTAAATACAACCATAGTTTTATTCTTCATTCATATTCACTACGGAGGTTGTTATGAACCCAACCATTAAAACCGCTATCACCATTGTCGGCTCTCAAAAAGCCCTTGGTGAAGCGTGCGCAGTGTCGCAGCAGGCGGTTTACAAGTGGCTACACAACAAAGCAAAGGTTTCTCCGGAGCATGTGAACAGCATCGTAAAAGCAACTGGTGGCGAGATTCAGGCATACCAGATTCGCCCTGACTTACCGACGCTGTTCCCGTCACCGGCCGACAACAATGCCGCTTAACGGCGGCCCTAACCACGAAAGGGAAAGCAATGCATTCACTTGCGTATCAACAAGGTAACAAATTTTCGCCAACGGCGATGATTTACCAGAATCGCCGGGAGCCTGATTCCGCGGCGTTAAACATCGATGGGATCCGCGCGGCTGTTCGCGCCTGGGCAGCTGACTGCCGCAGCCGTGAATTTGTCGCAGCGCTGATTGTTGAAGAGTGGCGGGCATCCGGCGGCACCGGTCTGGATATTCCGACCGACTCGCACCGCCAGATGCAGAAGGTATTCCGCTGGATTGATGGCGACACCGAATACGCCGCCAACAACATTCTCCAGCTGGCCCCGGCAATTATGTCCGTCCTGCCGCTGGAGTACCGCAACCGCCTGGCGCCGCAGAACGACACGATGTCGCTGATCGCGTCCGCGATGAAAGAGTGTGCCGAGGCTAAGCAGGCTGTGCTGCTTGACGCTCCAGAGCATCAGAAGCTGAAAGAGGTAAGCGAGGGTATAGCGTCGTTATTCCGCCTGATGCCGGAGCAGGTAGGACCGTTGATGACGATGGTCACATCGATGCTGGGGGTTATGTGAGAGGCACCAGAAAAGAAAAAGCCCTTGAAGCGGTCACTTCAAAGGCTTTCCAAACACTGTGTTACGCCAAGTAACGGGAGTAAGTATGTCAAATACCGCAGAAATTCTCAACTTTCCCGCAGTAGTTTCGGGAATACAGGAGCAACGCGTGGCCGATACAGACGATGGTTACACCCGTCTGGCAAACGAGTTGTATGAGGAGCTTATCGGCGCAAACCTGACCAAAAATCAGGCCAAGGTAGCTCATGCTGTTTGCCGCAAAACCTATGGGTTCAACAAGAAGATGGATCGCATAGCAGACTCACAACTTTCTGAGCTGACCAGACTACCTCGCCAGAAGGTTAACACTGCCAAAAACGAGCTCATTGCTATGAATGTTTTGGTGTCCGACGGCATGCTGATTGGTCCCAATAAAAACCTGAGTGAATGGGTAATTCCTGGCACTAAGCCTGCGCCAAAATGTCACCATGGTAGTGACTGTCACCATAATAGTGACAATGTCCCTATGGTAGTGACAAAAAGTGTCACCAAAACAGTGACAGCCATGTCACCACAATGGGGACACACAAAAGACACTATTACAAAAGACAATAAAGACAATATTAATAAACCCCCTAAACCCCCCAAACCGGCTTCGTTCGATCCGGCTGGTGTTGAGCTTCCTGAATGGCTGTCAGTTTCAGTCTGGAAGTCATGGGTTGAGTACCGTCGTGACCTGAAGAAACCGATCAAGTCTCAGCAGACGGTTACCCAGGCCATCAACCTGCTCGAGCGTTGCAAGTGCAGCGGATACCAGCCTGAAGAAATCATCAACCAGAGCATCGCAAACGGCTGGCAGGGTTTGTTTGAGCCTAAGGGCGCCAAGCAGCCCTCCCGTACTCCGTCTCGCGTATCAGAGAACTTCGCTGGCAAAGACTACGGGCAGACTGAAATTCCGTCATGGGCGAGGGACTGAGTATGGAACTGCTCGAAAAAATCGACGCTATCGAAAAAATGTTGGAGGTTCTCGGCAGACCGCCAGAGCAACTCCCTAACTGCGAGATCGTCTGTGAAACGGTGCTTTGCGAGAAACACGGCGAATACGAACAGCGTAAACGCGTGCTTACCAGCAGCCTAATCAAGCTGCCGTCGCCGCCGACTCGTTGTCCGGGCTGTCTTCGCGATGAGCTGACCTTCCTGTATGACGAGAAAAAGCGGTGGGAAGACCGCACGCGCCAGCAGAACATCGATCGCCTGCTGCGCCAGCTCGAAATCCCTGAGCGCTTTGTAACGTGCACGCTGGAAAACTATCAGCCGGTGGGGAAGGAGTCAGAGCGCGCGCTGCGGGTTTGCCAGGCGTATGCCGCGAAGTGGCCAGAGCGCCTGAAGCAGGGCGGCGGCCTGGTGATGTGTGGCAAGCCGGGAACCGGAAAAAACCACCTTTCCCTGGCGATCGCCCGTGATGTCATTGAGAAACACCAGAGCCCGGTAATTTTTACCACCGCGCTGAAAATTGCCCGTGAGTTCAAATCAACGTGGTCGAAAACTGCGACGCGCAGCGAGAACGACGTGATTTCGCAATTCACCACTCCGGACCTGTTGATCATCGATGAGGTTGGCGTCCAGTTCGGCAGCGAGGCTGAGAAGCTGATCATGTTCGAAATCATCAACACCCGGTACGAGCGGATGAAGCCGACCATCCTGATCAGCAACCAGACCAAAGAAGAACTGGCAGCGTTCATCGGCGAGCGCGTTCTTGATCGCATGAGCGATGGCGGCGGGTGCACGCTGTCATTCACCTGGGATTCTTACCGTTCCAAGGGGGCAGCGTGAAAGCATGCAGCGATGACTATGTCGTGATCAACGAATATTCGAAAGGCGATGCAGCTTGGATAGAGCGCGTTGATACCGATGAAAAGCGAAAAGCACTTTACACGTCGAGTTGGGAGATAGTCGTAATCTCGCTCGCAATCATTCGTGAATATGGGATCCGGAGGGTAGGCAATGACCATAACAATCCGTGATCAGGTGCTGGCAGTCCTGCGCAACAACCCAGGGCTTAACAACGCCAAACTGGCAGCGCTTATCGGCATGGACACCAAAAAGATATCCGGGACGGTGAGCACGCTGCTGGCCGACGGCCTGATCAGCTGTGAAGGAAAATATGGGCAGCGCCTTTACAGCCTGACCAGTTACGGCATGCGCTTCGCCCCTGACACGATACCGGGCATTAAGCATGGGAAGTCGAAGTTAATTCAGCGGACGGACACTAACGTGATCTGCCAAGAGTGCCGCAACAGCGCGGCGATGAAGCGGGTATTGATGGTTTGGGGGAGGGCAGGGGTATGAAACAGAAATTTATCGAGTGGTTTACCAAGAACAACAACGGCTGCTCGCCAGCGATGGAAGACGACAGAGGCTTTGTGCACGAGAAGACGCGGCACATGTTCGAAGCGTACCTGGCTGGCGTGGCTGAAGGTGAAGCCAGATGCGCGGCGCTGACTGCTGAGAATGCGCTACTGAAAAAATCTGAGCCAGCACCATTCAGTAAGCTGATGATGGAGGCGCTTGATGTTTATCAGGCCGGCGCTGATGAAGTGCCGGAGCTGGCGATGCTGAGTGCGTATAAAAAGCTGCGAGATGGACTAAAAACTCCGGCGACCGACGCTTACCTGGATGAGGTTCGGGCGCAGGGTGTGGAGATGGCAGCCAAAAGCGACCAATTTTCAACATGGGTGCAGCAGGGGCTGCGTAGTTTCGCCATCGGCGTTCGCCAGGGAGATGACCAATGAGCAACATCGACAAACTGAAATCAGCCGCGGCGAAAGCGGTCGATAATTTCGACCCAAATATGTTCGTGGAAACTCGCGATGTGCTGGCGCTGCTGGGTGAGCTGGAAGCCAAGGACCGCCGCATCGAAGAAGAAATTGGCCGAGCTAACCGCGAGCATCACCGTGGCTTCATGATGGCGTGCGGGCATCTTAAAGAGCATTCAAACGTTCATTACGCCGATGCTGCCGAGATGGAGATAGCGGCCCTCCGCAAGCGCATCAATGAACTGGAATCAGCCGCAGCCGGTAAAGGAGAGTGAGATGGCTAAATTTACAGACGTACACGACCTGTTAACTGCTTATCAAAAACAGGCTCGAAAGATACCACCTAAGGGCGTTTACGCATCCAAGCAGCGACAGCAGGAAGTTCAGGCGGCGCACACGAGAAAGGTAATGCGCCAGCGTAAACGCTCTGTTGGGAAGTCTAATAAATTGGGATTTCGCCGCCGGTCAGAAACTACCGCAGCGCTGATTTGCGAAATGAATTTTTGGGCGCTGGTGTGTCGTTCAAACCGTAAGAATTCCGCCCAGGGTGAGGGCTAACCCATGAGCACTATTACCAAACAATGGCTGAAGCAGAAAATTGCCGACATGGAAAAGCACCGCGATTTGTTCCCGGGTGATCTGGATGATGACCATGCGAGCGTTCTGTTTGCTTTTCGTATCGCGCTGGCATCGCTCGAAGAAGGCGCCGAACTTCAGCGCAAAGCAGCAATCCACGATTTACTCTGCAAAAAGTACAACGTCGAGTCACTTGCTGACTTCGTCGACTGGCAAAGGAATCACATTGCAGAACTTGAAATTGCACCACCTGCTCCAGTAGGTGAAGGCGATGCTGCAGTAATGCCCGATTATCCCGGTTACGTGATGACGCAGCGTGAGTGCTTTCAGGCTGGCAAGAAAGCTGGGCAGGCTGAGGCTGTTAATTCTCCGGTGGTTACGGATGGCTGGGTTATGGTTCCGGTTGAGCCTACTGATGACATGATCGTCAATGGCTTTGAATCAGAGCCTGATGAGAGCTTCAGCGACGAGAAGGAGTGGGAAGCATACGACGCTATGAGTGGATGCCAGCAGGCGGCACACCGGGCTAAGCTGTGCTACGCGGCGATGATTACGGCGGCACCGAAACCATAAGGGTGATAAAGAGGAAGGGGCCGACATTTGTCGACCCCTTTAATGGGAGTGGGATTCGAACCCACGAACCGTTTCCGGTTTGCGCAGTATCAATGCGCCGCTTTCGGCCGCTCAGCCATCCCGCCATATTTGGCATTGATAAGATTTATCTCATACCGTTAAATGAATGCCAATTATCCATTTTTGGTAGGGGTGTAATATGTCTGACTGGAACATAGCAGCGAAGCCGCAAGAAGAGCGCGACAAGGTTAACGTTGACCTGGCGGCCTCCGGCGTGGCGTACAAAGAGCGCCTGAACATGCCGGTTATCGCAGAGGTGGTGATGCGTGAGCAGCCAGAGCAGTTGCGCGAGTATTTCATGGATCGCGTGCGGCACTATCGCGAGCAGAGCGTTGCATTGCCTAAATCGTCCGATCCGCGTTATGTTGAGATGGCTGAAGCTAACAAGAAATAAATAATGTGGGATAAATGAGAGAAGATCGGATGGTTATAAATACTCTTGAGGAAGCGAGGGAGGTTGTAAACACTTTAATACTATTTACCTCCGGTTCTGAGCATATGAGTGTAATTCAAGGGATGTACGAAGTTTCTCCTAAACTAAACATCCATCAGGTTAATGGTATTTTTCTGGAAGAACTTCAGAAAAGCGCTATAGCTGGCACAAGAACAATTAGCAGCAATCTGTCGCCTAACGGATCTCATATCGGCAGGGAATTAATTATCACTTTAACGAGATTCTAAATTTTGATTTTGCAAAATCATTAGGCCATAATCATGTCATCGGAGCCTGAACAACTCCGGTGACTTCTGCGCATTTAAGGGGACTTAAATGCGACCACAATCTGAACTCCTCACCTTGTCACAGATGCTTAGCGGCACCTGCGATTTTCTACATTCTGCGGTTTCCGTTAAGGAGGTCGCATGAAACAGCACTACTGCATCGTCAACGACACCGTCAAAGACAACCTCATCGCGTACATTCGCTCCCTGCCGGTAAACCCTCGCGCGCCGATGGTAGTCGAGGCCCGGGAAGAGACCCGCACAGACAAACAGAACCGCCTGATGTGGCCGCTGCTGAAAGACCTGTCTGATCAGGTAGTCTGGCACGGTGAAAAGCTGACCCGCGAAGAGTGGAAGGACCTGATCACCGTTCTGGTGAATCAGACTCAGGATCAGGAACAGAAATCCGCGCCGGGAATCAACGGCGGCCGCGTTTATTTCGGCGTCCGCACATCCAAATCCAGCAAGCGCTACATGGTCGACGTAATCGAGGCGATTTACTGGTTCGGCACCGACCGCGGCGTGAAGTTCTCTGAAGCATCCAGTAAGCGCATCGCCTGGGCGCAAGAGTGGAGGGCTTCCCGTGGGTAGTCCTCTCGCACGCGTAATCACAAACGAAATCTTCCGCGTTCCGGCGCGCCGCCAGCGCAAGCCCGCGGTTAAGCCGTCCGACATCCCGACACTGAAAGACTACACCGCCCGCCTGGTGGATCAGAAATGGCTGCGTCTCGCGGCACGGAGGGGTCATGCGTAAACCATCCCGCCGCAAGTGCAAAGTATGCGGTGAATACTTCGTGCCGAAATTCCACGACATCCGGATCCGCTGGTGCTGCCCGGAACACGGCGCAATCCTCGCAATGGAAGAACGCGAAAAGGAGAAGGTGAAAGCCGCGGCTAAACGCATCAAGGAGCAGAAAGGGGCAGAGAAGGCCGGGCGCAAACGCCGCAAGGCCAAGCGCGAGTCACTCAAGTCTAAATCCCAGTGGGATAAAGAGGCTCAATCAGCTTTCAATCGCTACATCCGGGTCCGCGATGAAGGTAAGCCATGTGTCAGTTGCGGCAATCCACTCATCGGCAAAAGCAATTACCTGACTGGCAGCGCCATTGACGCCAGCCATTACCGTTCACGCGGCGCTGCCTCACACCTCAAATTCAACGTGTTTAACGTCCACTCCGCTTGCACCCGCTGTAACCGGCAGTTGAGCGGTAATGCTGTCGAGTACCGGATCCGTCTGATTGAGCGTATCGGACAGGAACGTGTCGAGCGCCTTGAATCTGATAACGATCCGCGCCGCTTCGATATCCCATACCTTCAGCGCATCAAATCCATTTTCACACGCAAAGCCCGCGCGCTGGAAAAACGCCGGGCCCGCCGACAGGAGGCCGCATGAACCACGCCGATTTCCTGCGGTACCAGGCTGAAAGCGTTAAGCGAGCCAGCATGCCACCAGTAGCAAAGCACAGCCATACCAAAACCAACCAGCCACAGAAGGAAGCCGCATAATGAACCTCGAATCAATCGCTAAATACTTTGCGCCTAAATCACCGATGTTCAGTGACTCTCCTCGCGCAACAGCATCAGACAGCCTGACCGGAACTGACGTCATGGCTGCTCTTGGTCTTGCGGGCCATAAGTGCGGCTTTGGTTTCGATCTTTACCTCTCGAAAATTGGCATTAGTAGCCCCGACATAGCACTGGAGAGACTCTATGAACAGGCACGGAAGTTATCAGGTAAATTCAGAGCATTGTCGGAACTCGATGAATCAGCTCGGTCAGGCGTGCTTAAGGTTCTCTGCGCTTTTGCATACCAGGATTATTCAAGAAGTGCTGCCAGCACTCGAAAATGTGATTGCTGCGATGGTGGCGGATTTACAGAGGCGCAAGTGTTTACCAACAAGGTCTCATACCCATGGGGGAAACCGCCGTACTGGTCGAAAATGTCCCGTGCCGTTCGCCCAAGCGACTGGGAGAGCTGGACACAGGCGCGTGAAGTGGTGCGGGTTAAATGCAAGCCGTGTAACGGAAAAGGCGTTATCAGCAATTCGTGTCGCTGCCATGGTAAAGGCAAAGTGCTGGACAAGGCAGAAAGCGATCGTCAGGGCGTTCCGGTGATGAAAGCCTGTGATCGCTGCGGAGGTAGAGGTTACGCAAGGCTCAAGTTCTCGACGGTAATTGAAGGCGTTAATACTGTTGCTGAGATAAAGAAAACGGCAGCGTATGAGCAACTTCAGCCCCTCTTTGAGGAGTTAGTCGCCGAATGCCATAAACAGGAGTCTATGGCCGATTCCATTCTCTCAAAAGTCACGAGATGAAAACTATTTTCCACAATTTTAAAAATTTATAGAAAATAGGTATTGCATTTCTCGGAAAAACTGGATAGATTCATCTCTAACGCTGGGAATCCGTTCAGTCGTTCCGAAGCCAAAAAATTCAAGCCCGAGGTTAACGCCTTGGGCTTTATTGTATCTGCACAACAGGTAAGAGCATTGAACCCGTAGACCTCGCGGATTGGTGAAAGGTGCCGCGCAGTGCTCTAACCGTTGTGGTGTAACTCAATTCCCGCTTGCGGGTTAAATGGGTAGAGTAACGCATCAACCGGTTATCCGGCAGGGCAGGCATGATGCTAATGCTGAACCTGAGTATCGGTTCGAGTCCGATCGCCACACACAGAACCCAATACCTGGGACCCTTCGGCCAGAGAGCCGGCATTGCCTTACCCCCATCTTCCCGGCCTGTCGCCGGGTTTTTTATTCAGGCCGCAGACAATCAATTCCAGATGCCACGTAGCTATCGTGTCTGACGGCCTTTCCCAACTACCACACAGCACCCGCTAACTACGCGAGGTGAGAGCATGTATCGCATGGAAAAAATAACCACTGGTGCTGCTTATGGCGCTTCAGCCGGGAGCATCCTCAACGGCATGCTGAATGCCTACAGCCCCGAGCAGTGGAACGCTATCGGCGTGCTGGTGGGTATCATCATTGCCGTACTGACGTATCTGACAAATCTCTATTTCAAGATCCGCGAAGACAACCGCCGCAGCAGGAGCCGAGATGAACCCGACACTCAGGAATAAGCTGGTGGGTGCCATTGTTGGCGGATCCGGAGCGATCACCATTGCTGCAGTAATGCTGGGCAATGCTGATGGGTTGGAAGGGCGGCGCTATTACGCCTATCAGGATGTGGTCGGCGTCTGGACTGTTTGCGATGGGCATACCGGTGCGGATATCCGCCGCGGCCACCGCTACACAGATAAAGAGTGCGACAACCTGCTGAAGGCGGATCTGCGAAAGGTGGCAAGCGCCATCGACCCGCTGATCAAGATTCGCATCCCTGAACCTACCCGCGCCGCGCTTTACTCCTTCACCTATAACGTTGGCTCTGGTGCTTTTGCCAGCTCGACGCTGCTGAAGAAGCTGAACGCCGGAGACGTGCCGGGGGCCTGCAAAGAACTGCAGCGCTGGACATATGCTGGTAGCAAGCAGTGGAAGGGTCTGATCACCCGGCGCGAGATTGAGCGTGAAGTTTGCGAGTGGGGCCAGAAATGAGCCGATTAACAGCCATCATCTGTGCTGTGGTTATCTGCCTGCTGGTTTCGATGGCATGGGCGATTAACCACTATCGCGACAACGCCATTACCTACAAAGACCAGCGCGATAAGGCCACCAAGAATCTCCGCCTGGCTAACGCCACCATCAAAGATATGCAGGTGCGTCAGCGAGATGTGGCTGCGCTGGATGCCAAATATACGAAGGATTTAGCTGATGCGAAAAAGCAGCTTGATGATCTGCAGCGTTGTGTTCGCGATGGCAAGTGTGGGCTGCACGTCAACGCCAGATGTCCCGCGAACGGAACGACCAGCACCGGCGGCATGGTCGATGCTACCGGCCCCCGACTTACTGACTCCGCTGAACGGGATTATTTCACCCTCAGAGAGCGAATCGTCACAGTGAATAAACAAGTCGGCTATCTGCAGGACTACATCAAAGAGCAGTGCCTGGAGTAACCAATTTAAACCACTTGATATAGACGTCTGGAACCTAATATCCTTATCGTGCCTACTGGTACTGTAGATGCGTAAAACATAAAAAAGGGGTTAAGATGCTTATACCAATCGAGCATGAAATTGGGCTTCTGAATCTTATTCAGTCGCCACCTTACAATGGGCTTCCTAAGCCAATTCAGTCTGGCACACAGTATGTACTTGCTTCTGGTGTTTACTGTAATTTTCAGTACTCCTCCAAGGACAAAGAGCATTTTAGATTTTATGTGCAAAATCCTGCAGCAGACCAGTTCCATGCTGAAACGATTGAAAATATTGCCCTCAGGGTATCAGTTCCCGAGAAGTAGTTAGACGTCTACTATCGGCTGGTTTCTTTCCTCCATAAAAGCCACTTACGAGTGGCTTTTTTCATGGCTAAATCCCAACCAATGGATAGAGAGACTCTCAATGTCCGATATCTACCAAATCACGCTAACCACCCAAACAGGCGAAACCTTCATTGGCAAGATGTCACGACGTCAGCCTGAACTGGTAAACGGCTTTGTTCCGCTGGCGACCGAGACAGGCGAGTGGCTGTATTTCGCTCCTGCTGATGTGAAGCGCGTGCAGTTCACGCCAGTACAGGCAGGGCAGTCAGAGCCGCCAGAAGAACAAACAACGGAGTAAGTCATGGCGATTAGCAAAGAGCTTGAAGTTCAAAGGCTTGTTATCTTGGGTGCTGTTTCAACGCTGGGTGAGGAGATCCGAAGCGAAATCTTCGACCTCAAGGAGCAGATTTTAAAACTGTGCAGCAATGCCAGCGAGAAAGAGTATGCGATGACAGCCTTATCTCTCGCAGCGATCGAACAACAGAAAGAAATGCCGGAGTAACCCATGGATAACGATGACGAGCGCAGGCCATATCCGCCAGTTAACTTCATCGACTCCGACAACTGGCAGCCATACACCAGGCTGGTCCCCGCCAACGAAGTGCATGAGTGGATATGCAGGCGAACTGCAGAAGGAGATAAAGTTTATGAACAGGCACATCGTTTATGATAGCCATTACAAAGCTCATCTGCTGGTGTGCTTGATAATGGTTATCACTAAATGGGGATAGCGAATTGTTCATAAAGATGCTGTCACCATTAACAACCAGTGACAGCGGGGTATACCTTAAGCTGTTGGGTAAGGGACTTCCTTCTATTCTGAAGTTTTTCCTAATAACTGAATTACTTCACTCTTCAACTTGTTGAAATACTCCTCACTATGCTCAAGGTCGGGATCGTAATTTAAGGAGTCTTCTACCGTTTCAGCCATTAAACCTTTTGAATTGCCAACTGCTTCATTTACAACGCAAGAAATGGTGACTACGGCAACTTTTAGGGCATGAATATCAAGCCGCAACTTATCGTTTTCATCCTCTAACTCTTTAATCCTATTCTCTAAATCAGACATTGTGTTGCTCCTTATGGATAAAAACACAATGTACCACGAAGCAAAACTAGAAGTGAGATGACTATGGCAAAACCGGACTGGGAGGCCATCGAGACGGCGTACCGGGCCGGAGTGATGTCCCTCCGAGAGATTGCATCGCAGCACGGTATCAGCGAAGGCGCTATCCGTAAGCGTGCCAAGCGTGACGATTGGTCGCGTGACCTTAATGCGAAGATTCAGCAGAAGGCTGACGATCTGGTACGCAAACAGGAGGTACGCAAACAGGTACGCAACGAAAGCACTTTGACCGAGCGCGTACTGATAGAGGCGACTGCCGAGGTGATTGCCACGGTACGCATGGAGCACCGTGGAGACATCCGCCGGGCTCGCGAACTGACCAACATGCTATTCGATGAGCTGGCAGGAGAGTGTGGCGACGTGGCCGCGCTTGAGATGCTTGGTGACCTGATGCGTCGTGAGGACGATAAAGGTCAGGACAAGCTAAACGATCTGTACCACAAAATAATCAGCCTGCCTTCCCGCGTTAAATCCATGAAAGACCTGAGCGACAGCCTGAAGACGCTTATCGGCCTCGAACGTGAGGCGTACAGCATCGAGAATAAGGCTGAAACGAAAGAGGTCACGCATAACGTCATGCTGGTGCCAACCAGTGACAACGTGGATGACTGGGAAGCGGCAGCGCAGAAACAGCAGGGCGGGGTGCTCGGTGGATGAATTACAAAGCTGTATGGAAGCCTCTGCCGGGATCGCAGTCTCTGGCTCTGAGCTGCCCGTGTAACGAAATCCTGTTCGAAGGCACTCGCGGCCCGGGAAAGACCGCTGCGCAGTTAGCCAGGTTCCGGCGCAATGTTGGCGTGGGGTATGGCTCGTTCTGGCGCGGCGTAATCTTCGACACAGAATATAAGAACCTTGCCGACATCATCACCCAGTCGAAGCGTATGTTTCGCCTGTTCAACGACGGCGCGCGCTACCTTTCATCTGCGAGCGAATTGCGATGGGTATGGCCCACAGGCGAAGAACTTCTCTTCCGCTTCGGCAAAGAGGCGGACGACTACTGGGATTTCCATGGTCAGGAATTCCCGTTTATCGGCTTTAACGAGCTGACGAAACAGCAGTCGCCCGAATTCTACGAAACAATGTTCTCCTGCCGACGCTCATCGTTCAGGCCGGAAAACTACCCGCTGGAAAATGGCAAGTTGCTGAGGCCGATCCCGCTGGAGACGTTCAGCACGACTAACCCGTTTGGTATCGGACATACCTGGGTGAAGAAACGCTTCATTGAGCCAGCGCCGCGCGGAACCATCATTCGAGAAACGCAGAAGGTTTTCAACCCGCAGACTGAGCGCGAAGAGGATGTGACGCTTACCCGCGTGGCCATCCACGGATCGTTTAAAGAGAACCCGTACCTCGACCCGCAGTACATCGCGACCCTGATGGCAATCAAAGACCCGAACCGGCGCAAAGCGTGGGTAGAGGGAGCATGGGATGTGACCAGTGGCGGGCGCTTTGACCACCTCTGGAATGAAGCGCTGCACGTCATTAAGCCGTTCCGCATCCCGGATAGCTGGATCGTCGACCGTTCCCATGACTGGGGTGAGTCGAAGCCGTTCTCTAATCTGTGGTGGGCGCAGGCTGATGGCACTGCCGCCGAGCTGCCTGATGGTCGACAGTTCTGCCCGCCTGCAGGTTCGATAATCCTGATTGGGGAGTGGTACGGCTGCCCGCCTGACGAGCTGAACAAAGGCCTGAATATGTCATCCACCAACGTCGCGAAAGGCGTGGCGTGGATTGATAAGCGGCTGGTGGGAGAAGACGTCGACGAGCCGGAAGAGATCCAAATCGACGGCGTCACGCAGGGCCAGCTCAACATTGTTCCGGGAATTTGCTCGGAGGTTATCCCGGGCCCGGCTGATAGCGCCATTTTCAACACTGGCGACGATGAGTTATCGATCGGACAGAAAATGGAAAATCAGGGTGTCGAATGGCTTGAAGCCAATAAAAAGCCAGGCTCTCGAGTCAACGGGGCCTCAGTCTTCGCTGACATGCTTGAGGCCGTGGTTGAAGGTAAGAAGCTGGAATCTGGCATCCCTGAGAAACCTGCCTTTTACGTGTTTGAGCATTGCCGCGGATGGATTAGCCGCATACCCGTGCTGGTTCGCGACAGCAAAAACCCGGATGACGTAGACACCCAGCAGGAAGACCACGACTGGGATGCAACCCGTTACCGCGTGCTGCACTCACCTCGCCGTTCAGGGGCGATATTCTTCACATAAGGACAACTCAGTGAGTAACGATACAGAAATGCAAGTCCTCGCTGGGCTGATTGTGAACAGCCTTAACGAGGTTGGGCGCGCGCGCCAGTTGTATGCATCAGGGCTTGGGAAGTCCGGTAACACGAAGCGTCACCATCTGTGGTGCGAATTTGGTTACCCGGAGCGACTCGACTTCGACCACTTCTACAACATGTATGAGCGTAACGGCGCGGCGTTCGGCGCGGTGCATAAGTTGCTCGATGCATGCTGGACTGATACCCCGGTGATCGTCGACGGCGATGAGACGAAGAAGTCGAAGAAGTCGACGCCGTGGGAAAAGAAAGTCACCAAGCTCATGAAGAAGCATTGGGCGAAAGTGAAGGATGCAGATCGGCGCAACTTGGTCGGGCATTACTCAGCACTTATCCTCCAGTTTGCAGACAGCAAGGAGTGGTGGGAGCCAGTCGATCGCAGCGTGATGCGTAATTCTCGCGAGCGCGGCCTAGTCAAGATGATCCCCGCATGGGAAGCGCAGGTTAAACCCGGTGAGCTTGAGCAGGACCAAAAGTCTACAGACTACGGCATGCCGAAGTTCTACTATTTCCAGGAACAGCAGGTCGGCGATAACGGAAATATTACCGGGCCGATGCGGTCTATTAAGATCCACCCTGAGCGCATCATCATGTTTTGCGAAGGGTCAGAAGACGAGACTTCGCTGGCTGGCATTCCTTTCTTGCGTGCTGGTTATAACGATCTGCTCGACATGGCAAAGACCTCCGGTGGTAGTGCCGAGGGATTCCTGAAAAACGCCAGCAGGCAGCTCGGCATTAACATGTCAAAGGATACAAACCTCAAGACCATCATCGACGAGGCGAAGAAAGCTGGTTACTCAGGACTGGCTGAGGCGCTTAACGCCGCCATCCAGAAACTGAACTCAGGTACTGACTCAGCACTGGTTACTCAGGACGGAGAGGCTAAGGTTCTGTCTGTGGCTGCTGCCGACCCGAGCCCTACATGGACGGTCAGTGCAAATCAGTTCTCTTCTTCCGTACAGATACCTTTCACCATTACTTTTGGTCAGCAAACTGGCCGTCTGGCCTCCGATCAAGATAAGAACGACTTTGCTAAGCGTTGTAATGGACGTCGTGCTGGATTCCAGACTGGCCGTGTAACCGCTGTTATCGAACGCCTATGGACCGTGGAAGTTATCGAACCACCTAAATCTGGCGAAATCACGTTAACCTGGTCTGATCTGCTCGCTCCAAGTGAGAAAGAGAAGATTGCCAACATGAGAGAAATGGCTGCGGTTGCGAAGGATACCCAGCAAGCCTACGGCACACCGGCTGTTGATGAGAACGAGGTCAGGGAAGCGGGAGAACTTGAGCCGCGTGATGATGTTAAGCCGCCTGACCCAAATAAAAAGGTAACTACCGATGATCCTCTTTCCGATGACACCGGAGCAAAAGACGAAAGTCGGGACACCGGTAGTTCCGCGCAGCAAGGTTGACCCGACCCGTTCGGCAAAGCAGGTTACCGCGATGTTCCGGGATATCGAGGAACGGTATCTCGGCATCAAGCGCGCACTGAAAGCTCTGTTCGATCAGCGCCTGACCGGGCGAAAGCGAGAGGTGAACGGCCATAACTGGCACTTCCTTTGCCACGTCAACGGCGCGGACATGCGGCTCTACCAGGTAAACGCTGGCAAGTTCATCTACGACATGTCAGCGCAGGAACTAGCGGACCTGCTGGAGGCGGTGCAGGGCATTCTCGACGATTACCTGCTGGATGGTGGCGAGCAAAACCTCTGGGCGATGGATTACGTCGTCGCCGAAGCGCAGCGCGGCACGCTGGAGGCATTCAATAATCTCTCGCAGCAGTCGCAGGTGTACGCCAGCCAGACAACGCTTCAGCAGCTTTTAAGCAGTCCCGGTTATCAAAAACAGATAGCAGCCGCCAGGCTGACAACGTTCAGCGACTGGAAGGTCATCAGCGATACAGCCCGTGGCGACCTGACCAACATCATCACCGATGCGGTAGCGCGCGGGGTAAACCCTCGCGAGACGGCCAGCGTCATCAGCAAGCTCCTTGATGTGTCGATGTCGAAGGCGAAGAACATCGCTCAGACCGAGCAGGTCGGCGCGCTGCGCGAAGCCCAATGGAATGAGACGGACTGGGCTTCCGAGAGGCTCGGGCTGAATACTGGTCTTCTCCATCTTTCTGCGCTGAAGCCTACCACCAGGACAACGCACGCATTCTGGCATGGAAAGGTCAGAACCGTGCAAGAGGTGCGCGACTGGTATGCAGTAGATGGTAACAAATACCACTGCTATTGCAGCCAGATCCCGGTGCTGCTCAATGATGACGGCAGCATCTTCAATGAAGGGCTGGCGGATAAGCTGAAAAAAGAGCGTCAGCAGTGGGCCACCAAGGAGGCTTCGTGACTGTTTATTGGTGCTGTTGTTGCGGTCGAACCGTGAGCTACCAGTGCGTAACTGCGCTGGACTATTTCCCCTGGTGCTGTAGAGCGCCGATGCTACGAAAAATCCAATAACGAGGATCAAGCATGAAACGCAACCGCGTTAACGTGCTGACCGTCGTCAACTCCGCTTCAAACATCACCACTGAAACCATCGACGGCAAGCCACATATCGTGGTTCGCGGCATCACGCCTGTCGTGGACGATATTGTGATGAACCGGAAGTTGTACCCGGCAGCAGAAATCGAAAAGGCCTACAACACGCTCGAGCGTAACCCGATGCCGCTGGGCCACCCGAAAGTGGACGGTAAACATGTTTCGGCGCGCGATGTCCGGGCGGTGAACGAGTACCACGTCGGTGCCTGGCTGCAGAACGTCAGCCACAAAGACGGGAAGGTGACGGGCGACATGTACGTTAACCGCCAGTACGCCGAGTCGAGCGATAAGGGCAAGCGCCTGATTAACCGCCTGGATGAGATGCTGGCCGGCACCAACTCCGACCCGATCCATATCTCCACCGGTCTGTTGTATTCCGGTATCGCCGCCAACGGCGAGTCGAAGGGCAAAAAGTACAACGAGATCGCCACCAACATGATGTTTGACCATGTTGCGGTGCTGCTTGATGAGCCCGGTGCTGGCACGCCGGAGGAGGGCGTTGGCATCTTCGTTAACTCAGAAGGTGATGAGCAGCAGATCGAAGTTGCCCGCCTGGCGGATGGTATCGACTGCACTCGTGACGGACTGATCAACAAGACCAAATTCTTCTTCACCAACGCCTCCAACTTCTCTTTCGACGACATCTCCCGGGCTATCAGCGACAAGCTGCGCGAGGGTGACGCCGAAGATAAGTGGCTTTGGCCTGAAACGGTGTGGCCGGACAGCTTCATCTACCGCGATGACACCAAATACCTGAAACAGAAGTACCTCATCGATGATGACGGCAAGGCCGTGTTCGTCGGCGAACCTGTAGAAGTCGTGCGCAAACCCACTGAGTACGAGATTAAAACCAACGGAGAGAACGATCCGATGAAAGAACTAATTATCAATGCGCTGCAAGCCGCTGGTAAGCCGACTGAAGGCAAGTCCGACGCCGAGCTGATGGACGCATACAACCAGATGAAGGCCGAAGAAGCCACCGCCAAGAAAAAAGGCGATGAAGAAATCGACCAGGAAACTGGCAAGCCTAAGAAAAAAGAGCAGGCCACCAATAACGAAGAGATGCCAGCGTGGGCGCAGAAACTCGCCGATCGCGTGGACGTCGTTTTCAACAGCCTGAACGCGAACGCCGACAAAGAGAAAGGTGAAAAGCGCGCAGCTGTGAAGCTGGCGATGAACATGAGCGATGACGAAGTCGCAGATCTGGACGGCAAGGCACTCGACGCGATGTACGCCAAGTGCCAGACCTCTTTCGGCCTGAACGGTGCATTCCGCCAGGTAACCAACACCCAATCAGTCAGCGAAATGCCGGAGTAAAAAATGGCTAAAGACGGAAAACACGTAATTCACGCCGGTGGCGTATTCCCTAATCCGCTGCTCAACCGTGAAGGTGCCGCGGCGGCCGCCACTAAGCCAGGTACTGTTGGCTTCTTCTCCGCCGCCAAGTTCACGGCCTCGGTTGATGGCAACGAAGAGGCGATCCTCTATGTTGCTGACTTTGACTATCTGCGCTGCCAGACGGTTGATGACTCAATCCCTGTGAATGAGTTGGTGGTTGGCATCCATCCAATGCCAGGCATGTTCCTTAACGTGCGCGCTGCGGCAGGTACTTACAAAAAAGGGCAGCCATTATCCATCGCAAACGGCCAGGTTAAAGCCCATGCCACAGGCGAGTCCATTCGCGCATATGTCGAAGAAGACACGGCGTACACCGTTGCTGCAGGCGATCTGCTGCGCGTCGTTATCAAGTAAGGAGCACCTGAATGCTTGTATTTTCTCGCTCTATCGGTGAACGCACCGGTAACCTCGAAGTCAACCAAGCGCAGTTCCGCGAGCTGGAGATGGCGCGCAACATGAGTGCGCAGTCTGTCGCTGACTTCATTGCCCGTGCTCGCTTCGGTGAAAACGGACACCTGGACGCGGTGAACGCGGTTGATGACATCCGCCGCATGTACCGTGCGTACGACCAGACAGTGCTGGCACAGTTCGAGCCGAACACCGAATTCACCCTGTTCAACGACCTGATGCCATTGTCACGCTCTGTCCGCCTGGAAGAGTCAGTGTATGAATATGCACGTACCGGCGGTCGTGGTTGGGCACACACCTCCATGTCCGGCCAGATCGGTGCGGCGCTGGATGCTCGCGCGTACAGCTTTGACGGCACCATGGTTCCGGTGCACGACAGCGGCTTCAAGTTCCACTGGCGTGATCCAATCTTCAACAAAGGGTCAGCATTGGCATCACTTGCCGATGCGCAGCGCGGCTCTGTTGATGATGTGCGCCGTAAAATCGTGGACTACATGTTCAACGGTTTCCGCGACTCGGAAGGCAACTTTGTTACCTTCGATGGCAAAACGTGGAAAGGCCTGAAGAACGATGAGCGCGTCGGCCAGGTTGATTTGGGCGCATCTGGCCTGAACATTGACTTCTCCAGCCGCACTACAACCGCAGAACAGAACCGAAACGGTGCGATCGCCCTGCGTGACACCATGAAGATCACCAATAACCAGTACGCGCCGCAGACCTGGTACGTATCCAGCGAGATCATGTCCAACTGGGAGCGCTATTTCAGCGACAATTACCAGTCCGGCACCATCCTGCAGGAAATCCTGAAGCTGTCCGGCATTGCCGCAGTGAAAGAAGACGCCGAACTCACAGGTAACCAGATTTTGGTGGTTCCTCTGACTGCCGGCGTTATCGCTCCGATCACTGGTCAGGCTGTGGGCACTGTTGCTGACCCTCGTCAGTTCTATAACAGCGACTACATCTGGCGCACCTGGGGCGCTATGGGCCTGATGGTCAAGCAGGATATCAACCTCAAACATGGCGTGCTCTTCGCGAGCAGCTAAGGAGAAATTGAATGGCACTGGTAGAAATCACAGCAGGTAACGTCTTCGCCGGTGCCAACCTCCGCAAACTGGAGGTTGGTGCGATCGTAGAAGTGGACGATGCAACAGCAGCGCGCTGGAAAGCGTCTGGCAAAGCAAAGGACACTGACAAGAAGAAAGGAGAGAAGCTTTCCTTCGAAGTGGCAACTCCGTCCGCGCAGGCGGCAGACCTTTCTGGCCTGCAAAAGCAACTCGCCGACGCGCTGGAGCAGAACCAAAAGCTAATCGCCGATGGTGAAGCAAAAGATAAGGCTCACGCCGACGCGCTGGCAGCAGAAACAAAACGTGCTCATGAGGCCGAAGCAGCACTGGCAGAAGCTATCAAGAAGGCGAAATAACCATGGCTGACCCAATCACAGCGGCAGACGTGCAGGCGTTCCTCGGTGAATTGGGTTACTCCATCCCGGGCGCGCTTCTTGAGCCAATTCTCTGCGTGGTGAACAAGATTATCCCGTGCCTCGATGGTGCGGGGTATGACGACTGCACCGCGAAGCTGATCCTGATGTACGCCGCAGCGCTTATGGCTACGTCGTCCGGCGCACGCCGCATCAAATCGCAGGGTGCGCCGTCCGGCGCGTCCCGTTCGTTTGATTATGGCGACGACAGCATCACCTGGCTGCGCGACTCGCTGGCCCGTCTCGATACCAGCGGATGCACCAGTGAGTTGCCAATAAGCGCCGGTAACAGTGTCGGGCTTTTCATGGTGGTGGGAGGTTGCTGATGCTTGAAGCAAAACAAATTGCCGAGCTGCTGAACCAGTTATTCGCGATAGACCCTGCGGCGGCGGCTGACCTGGTAAATCACCGGGTGGTATGCAACGACGCATTTCTCGGTAGCGACATTCCCTTTGTCTGCTCGCAGTCACGAGATGGCGTCATCACCATGGGTGTAGTTGGATTCGTTAACGCCATGGCTAAGCCAGGAACTGGTTACGCAGCAGCCGTCTATGACGATGGCGGACAACTTACCGGTTTCACAGTGGTAGGTGCGGAGTAATGACGTACAAATCAGTAACGGAAGGCAAGCCTAAGCCGCTCACCCGCGTATGGGTTGAAACCGACACCGGGCGGGAGACTACCGGCTACGTGAAATCGGACGGCGAGTGGTTCATCAACTGCCCGCGCATCCGGGCGACTGGCGCGAAGGTGCTGCGCTGGAAGGAGGGCTGATGTCGTCTACTGCTTCATGGTCCTACAACAAGCCGTGCACGATATGGCGTAAGGGCGCTGGCGGTAATGATGAGTTTGGCGATCCTGTCGACCCATACGAACCGCCAGAAACCATCATGTGCGACTACATCGGCGGCCTGTCAGCAAAGCTCGGCTCAATCGGTAAAGAGGTTGTTGTAAAAAACACCTTCTTTACTGCGTTTGCGCTGGCCGATGAGGGCGATTACATCCTGATTGGTGTGAGCACTGAACCAGACCCGGTCGTGGCCGGTGCCGATGAGGTGCGTCACGTAACGCGCTGGAACGACACTCTCGACGGTCTGGAAGATGATTGGGCGATTATTACGGGAGTGTAGCCATGGGCATCAAAGTGAAGGGCATCAGCCAGGCGAAGAAGCACCTTAACGATGTCATCAACGACGTTAAGGGGCGCAAGGTAATCCGCGCTCTGCAGTCAGCTATGATTCTTATCGGTGCGCGGGCGGCCTATTACACTCCGATCGACACCTCTACGCTGATTAACAGCCAGTTCCGCGAAATCGACGCTGGCGGCGTGTTCATTACCGGGCGCATAGGCTACTCAGCCAACTATGCCGCGTACGTGCATGAGGCGTCAGGCAAGCTGAAAGGCCAGCCTCGCGCGCACTTTGGTACGACCCGTGCCGGACAGCAGTTCGGCGGCGGGACCGGAACGGGAAACTACTGGGATCCGCATGGTGAACCTCAATTCCTGACCAAAGGCGCGAATGACGAGCGCGATAACGTTGACGCGGTGATGCGCAAGGAGCTTTCGCTATGACACCCATGATGCACGAGCGGGTGCGCAACATGTTCGGCGACGCCGGGCTAACGACAGGCTTCACGGTGCAGCAGCTGATGTACGACGACCCGAAAGACCTTTCGAAGGCGATCATGGTATTCAGGCCAAACGGCGGCTCGAATATCCGCACGGACCTCGGCTCTGAGTATCACGTCCTGGTTGATGTCATAGGCGCGAAGGACAAGCGCAAAGACGCGCTCAACGCCGTGAAGCGCATCGTCGATTACGTCCAGGCCAATCCTATGGCTGACGAGTGCGTCGGCTACATCCAGAACATGGGCGCAATTCCCGCGCCGGTGCTCACAGAAGAAGGGCGAATAGTCTTCAGACTCCAGTTCGCCTGCACTTACGGCGAATAGCCATCCCAACCAAATAACCCGCTCCGGCGGGTTTTCTTTTATACGTCAAAGAGGAGTTTCACATGGCTAATTGCCAGAACTCGAACGAGCGCCTGTTCGGCGGTGCGGTCGTGCTGGAAGTCGCCGATGGCTGCCCTGACGTCAAGCCACTTGAATCTGAGTGGAAGGCGCTGGCTGCAGGTACGTCTAAAGGCTTCGACTTCAACCCGAACTCGGTTACCTCTGATGCGGATGACGGCGGCGGCTATGTCGAGACCATCATCACCAACAGTGATCTTACCTTCAGTTTTGAAGGTGAAGTGCGCAAGAAGGACAAGCTGGATCAGTACGGCGTCGGCAAATTCATTAAGTACTTTGCTGACGAGCTTGCTGCCAAGCGTCAAACGGGCATCTGGGTGCGAATGGAATATGGCCCGGTTGAATTCATCGGCTACATGAACATCACCGCGCTGAGCTCTGACGGCGGCACAAATGACATCGTCACGTTCTCTACCGAGTTCAAAGTCGGCGACGCAAGCACCATCGAAGTGAACGAAATCACTGCGGTTGCGGTGACTGGCGTGACGGTAACCCCGACAACCAGCACCGGCACGGCAGGCGGTACCAGCACCTTCACGGTGAACATCGCACCAACCGGCGCTACCAACAAAGACTTCACTGTAGCGACTACCGATGCGACCAAGGCAACAGCTACCGCCTCCGGCAATACCGTTACCGTGACGCGCGTCGCCACCGGCAGCGCGCAGATCATCATCAACACCGAAGACGGCAACTTTGTGGCCGTGCATACGGTTACCGTTACCTAACGGACATTCCAAAGGGCGGCGTGCTGCCCTTGATAATGACCGTTTACTGGAAGGCCTATGACCGCTTTAACCGATATTGGCGAACTCTCTATCAGCGACAGCCGCGAAGGCGGGAAAGATTACCTGTTACGACCTTCATTCGAGGCTATGACGAGGATCGGCAATCCGGAAGAGATTGTGCAGGCGTACGCCACCATTCATGGCAATGATGTCGCTCAACTCATTGATGTGTGCGCTGGTATGTTGGGGCGCTTTCCTGCCTGGTTGGCCCCATCATTCAACCGCGCTGCCGAGAAGCTGTTATCAACGTGCATGCTGGTGCTGCAGGCGTGCTGCGATGACGACCTGACACCGATGATCGGAGAGTGGAAAGGGTGGCGGCATTGCGTCGTCTACCGACCAGGGCAAATGCCGAAGAACGACATCATCGTGCTGGCGCAGCACCTCATGCAGCACGGCGTCGTCGGAAAGGCAAAGGTTCGCCAGCTGCAGCGACATGAAACTGGTGAGCGAACCACTGAGTTTAAAGCCTTCGACTACATCAGCGCAGCGCGCAGCCACTTCGGCATGAATCGCGGGGAGGCCTCTCAGTTAACAATGACCGAATTTCAGATGCTGCTGGCGGCGAAATACCCTGACCAGAAAGGCTTCACTCGCGAAGAGTACGACAGTATCGCCGACGAATACCTGGCTAAACAGGCCGCGCGCAGGGCAAAAGCAAAGCAATAACCGGAGAATGACATGGCAGGTGAGAAGAACGCCGGTAGCATCGTTTATGAAATCAGCGCCGACGTTGAGCCGCTGCTGCAGGGCGGGAAACAGGCCATTGATGCTCTGGATAAACTGGATACTGCAGCCCAGCAGTCTGGCAAGGGAATGGATAACCTCGATCAGAGCGCGTCACAGACCGGGTCCGCGTTTACTGAACTGGCCGGTTATGCCAATTCCATGGATAACCAGCTGCGTAAGCTCAACACCAACGTGAGCGGCATTGCCCGCGCAATGGAAGAGGCTCGCAGCGGGACCGGCGGCGCGAGCAGTGAATTCAGCCGTGCCGAATCCATCATCGAGGCGCTGGGTAACCAGTTGGCGGTGCTGGACGAGGCGCAGGAGAATGGCGCGCGTAGTGCTGCTGTCCTGGCTGCACAGCTCCGAGCGGGGTCGAAAGCGACAGACGAAGAAAAGCAGAAGATCGGTGAGCTTACTGGTCGCTTATATGACATGAAGGCTGGCGTTGAAAATGGCGCAAAAGGCACTGGCAGCTGGAAAAACAGTATGCAGCAGGCCGGTTATCAGGTTCAGGACTTCATCGTACAGGTTCAAGGCGGCCAGTCTGCGCTGGTGGCGTTCGCTCAGCAAGGCTCGCAGCTGGCCGGGGCATTCGGCCCTGGTGGTGCCGTAGTTGGCGCCATAATCGCCCTTGGTTCGGTACTTGCTGGCGTGCTGATTACTTCGCTGAATGGCGGTAAAAACGCCATGGATGCGCTGAAAGACGCAGCTGAAGCGATGGATAAGGTGATCACCATTTCCTCGCAAGGTGTGGCCGCGCTTTCAGACAAATATGCCGCCCTGGCACGCGTAAATGCCGACGTGGCTACTTTGCTGAGAAATCAGGCGCTGCTCGAGTATAACCAGGCCATCTCAAAGATTCCGAAGGCAATTAGTGACGCGTCTGATGCTTTCATCACTTTAGGTGATCGCGCACTGGCGGCGGTTGGCGGCGCGTCTCCAAGCATCAAGAAATTCAACGATGAGCTTTCTGCGCTTGGCGTTACCACCACAGATTGGAGCCAGGCCATTCAACAGGCCAACAGCCAGGGACAATATGCCTCAGGTATTGTGAACTCGCTTTCTGCAACGGTGAGCACCCTTTCCTCACGCCTCGGCATCAGCAAGCAATCAGCGTTTGATCTGGCAAGAGAACTATCAGATCTGAGCAACAACCCTTCACCGGAAGCACTTCAGGAACTGGCGAAAAAACTCCAGGAAATGCAGTCCTCATCCAAAGATGGGCAGTCAGCCATTGCTGAACTGGCAGGGAAGCTTGTCGATCTGGCAAGAGAGGCGGCCAACGCGAAGATCAACGTAGACAGCCTGAATAAGTCCACGGATAACCTTACCGCCGGACAGAAGAACCTGATCAAACAGTCTGAGCGCAACCTGGCACTATCGAAGCTCCAGGGTGAGGCTCGCGCGCGGTTGCAGGCTCAATATGCTGCCGAAGATGCCGGATTTTCTAAGGATGATCCGCACGCCAAACAGATGGAGGATGACGCTGCCGCTACGTATAAAAACACGCAGGCGCAGAAGACTCTCCAGTCCGAGCAGAAGAAGGGGGCCTCTCAGGCTGAGTCTATAGCTCAGAAGCTGGCGAACCTGAAACAGCAATCAGAACTTGCCGCCGACTCAACTAATAAGCTGAGCCGTGAGCAGGCGATCCTGAATGCGCAGCAGTCGCTCGGGAAAGGTGCCACCAAAGAGCAGATGGCACTCGCCGGTCAGTATGCGGCCAAAAAATGGGACACGGCGAACGCCATTAAGGCGCAGGCGGCAGCTGAGAAGCTCCTGCCAGAAGCGCGCGAAAACGCCAGCTATAAGCAGGATGTTGAGGATCTGAATACCGCACTGGCTGCGAAGAAAATCAGTCAGGAACAGTTCAATCAGACATCTGAGCGACTGGAAGCAACCCACCAGGCCAACCTTGCGAAAATCCGCGCCGATCAGGCAGTAAGTCCGCAGCAGGAAGCTGCTGGCGGCGTGGACCCGGTGCAGCAACTGGCTAATGAAAATGCCCGTAAACTCGCGCTCATTCAGGCCTACGAGCAGCAGGGGATTATCACTCACCAGAACGCACTTATGTTACGCGCTAGTGCTGACAGGGAGTACGAGCAGGCGCGCATCGCGGCTCAATGGGAGATTTTCCGTAACCAGAGCGCAGGCAATGAAGCGCTGGCGGCTTCGATTGATGCGCTAGCTGGAAATGCTTCGAACGCACTGACCGGAATCATCACAGGGAGCATGACAGCCAGTGATGCAATGCGATCACTGGGCAGCACGGTTCTCAACAGCCTGGTTAATACCTTCGTGCAAATGGGGGTGGAGTGGGTTAAGTCAGCCATCATGGGCCAGGCGGCACAAACGGCTGCTATCGGCACGGTGACGGCAGTACAGACGGCAGCAGTGGCAACACAGACTGCTACCAGCACAGCGGCGGCGGCAACGACTGCGGCGGCATGGACCCCGGCGGCAATCCTTTCCTCAATAGCCTCAATGGGAACGGCTGCAGCGATCGGTCTCGGCGCGGTGGCCGGCGTTATTGGCGCGAACCTTCTCGGTAAACGTAAGAACGGCGGTCCGGTAACGGCTGGCGGAACGTACCAGGTCGGCGAAGGTGGTATGCCGGAGATTTACCAGGCCAGCACCGGTAAACAGTACATGATACCGGGCGACAACGGCAAGGTGATAAGCAATAGGGAAATGACTGCCGGAGGCGGTGGCGGGGTGATTTTGAATATCAACAATTACTCTTCAGCGTCTGTCGATGCACAGGCTACGCAGGGCAGTGACGGTACCTGGACTATCGATGCATTCATCGCTGACATGAATAATGGTGGGCCAGCAAGTCAGGCGATCACCAGTAATTTGAACGTTAAGCGCACGCCAAGAGGGCAGGGCTGATGCCAATTATTGACTATCCTGACTGGCTGCCACTGGCGCAGAAAGCCAGCAAAAACATGACGCTTGATACCGGGTTCCAGACCGACCAGCCGGCGGTGGGCCCGGCTATCTTCCAGAACCTTACTGACGACCTGAAAGTGACATGGTCGCTGACGTGGATCTTCACCCTGGCGCAGGAGCGCGCTTTTCAGCAGTGGCTGCGCAGCCCGAACTATCTCAATCGGGGCCTGAACTGGTTCCGGATGAATATCAACCTAGGCGGCAGTGGCCTGCAGCTGCAGGAGCTTCACTTCACGCAGATGCCGGTGCAAACCAGTATCGACGGCGGGGTGGTGACCTGGACGGGAACCGTTATTGCAAACCATCTGTACAATGCCGATGACGAGTTTGACGACATTATTGTTGAGCTGCCGCCGCCGTGGGATTCGTGGCTTGATATCGTTGTCACTGGTTATCCGGACGGACGCGATCCGGAATCACTACCGAGGGTGCCGTAATGCCGAGCCTAAGGGAGTACAAGCAACAGCGCCCTATTCGCGGCAGTTACGACACAATTACCTTTTACCATCCTTCCTTCGGTTATGTGCGTCTGGTAGACAAACAGTTCTTCGAGAAAACGCTTGCAGGTCAGGTATACAAGCCAGCGCGCTTTGAAATCGAAGAGAGTCAGCAGAGCGGCACGCCGGTGATCGACGCCACTGTTAAGTTGGGGCGGCTTTCATCAGATATCAAAACGCTGATGAAAAAATGGAAGGGGGTGTCAAGGTTGTCACCAATCACGGCTACCAGGCAGATTTTCGATAGCGGAGATACATCTGCGCCTATGAAAAACTGGACGCTTTTTGTGAAGACTGTTGACGTTGATTCAGATGCCGCATCTGTAACCCTTTCCATTACCAACCCATTAAACAACAACATCGGTCGCCTTTATGATCCAGTCGAATACACGGGACTTCAGTACCTCTGATTTTATCAGCATGATGATCGGCGTGCCGTGGGCTAACCGTGCCTGTTCTTTCGAGAAAGTCGATTGCTGGGGACTGGTGGTGCTGTATTACCGCCATGTCCTCGGCATAGAACTGCACCAGACGCCGGACTACGAAGCCGGGGCTGACTTTTTCACCTGCTATCAGGGAGACGTAGTTTTCTGGCGCCAGGTCGATAAACCTGTCGATGGCGGGATATTTGTCGGGTACCGCGGCGCGCAACCGGCACACGTTGGCCTGGTACTGAACCGGCAGGCGTTGCACTCGCGCGGCGAGAACGGAAGCGTACGCATGGACTCGTTGCTGGTCATTCATCGGGCATTCACCAAAGTGGAGTTTTTCGAATATGGCGCTGGTTGAGATATCGAATTTTCCGGGAACGCCTAAGCTGCGTTGCAGGGTGCCAAACGGCACCCTTTTTTATGACTGGCTGGCTGCAAATGACGCTACCTTTCACTGCGATCTACTGATCGTCCGCAACGGAGTAAAGCTGGGCGATGATGACGAGCTGGCGTTTGAACTGAGCGAGCTGGACCACGTTCAGATTTTCGACCAGCCGAAGGGTATTGTCGGCGACATCCTCAGCCCGATCTTTAAGGTGGTGGGGCAGGTATTTTCGTTCCTTGCACCGAAACCGGCCATCGCAAACACCGGTGGAAATTCTGTCGACTCGCCGAACAATAGCCTGACAGGCCAGACAAACACCGCGCGCGTTTACAAGGCAAAGCCAGACATTTACGGCCAGATTCGTTCGTTTCCTGACCTGATCCAGGAATCTGTTTTCGAATACGTTCACCAGACGTCTACGGATGGCGGCCTGAAGTACGTTACTGAATGGATGTGCATCGGGATCGGCAAATACGATTACGAGTCCGTGCGCTACTCAGAATCCAGCCTGGGCTCTCTGGCAGGCGCTGAATTCCAGTTCTTCCAGCCGGGAGAAGTCATCCCGCAGATCGTCGAGGGGTACGGGTTCGATGACGTAGACGGGCAGGAGGTACCCGGGCAGAACGAGGCCAGCGACTTTCCTGTGGAGACAGCGACGGCTAACACAGTTGTCAGCGGAACGTATTCCGGCGGCCAGATTGCGATGAAAATCATTAAGCAGGCTGATTTCGATTACTTCATGGGGCTGGTGTTGCCGCACGCGGTGACCTTCACCATCAACGTGACGTACAGCACTGCATCAGGCAGCGTTACTACCGATGCGACATTCTCAGGAACGCTGATATCCGCCGTTGAAACAAACGACGGCGCTGTGGTTAACCCGGTGCGCTGGTACACGTTCACGATGAACCAACTCGAAGGCCCGCAGGACATCCCGGCAAACGCCACGATTAACACCACGAAGTTCATCCTCAACGATAACGAGGCGCTGGTTGTGGGGCCTTTCTTCTCCCCGGTCGAGTCAACGCAGCTGTGGCTGCATACACAATCCAGTCTGGGCGGGAAGAAAGAGACGAACTGGAAAGTTGTCATCTGGAAAATCGACGACGACTACAACCAGGTGCCGGGAACGCAGCAGACCTTCACGTACAGGCAGACGACGCCGCACCAGTCGACCAGTGAGGTTTTCTACCGCACCGACAAAATCACGCCGACCGGCGGCTTCGGCAAGTACGCGGTCAGCTTCCAGCGCACGGATAACTCCGGCGACGCGTCACTGCTCAAGGTCGAAGAGATCCACAGTATCAACATCCGGACGAATGTCGTTCACCCGACAGACACGCTGGTGCGGGTAAAGGTGAGGGCTACAGAGAACGCCCTGGGCAGCCGGGAGCGCAAATACAACGCGCTGGTGACCCGCCACACCATCACGTACAACCTGGACACGCAGACGGTGGATTACACGCTGCGTCCGTCGCGCTCATTCGCTGATGCAGTGGCGCATACCTGGCTCATTATGGGCGAGCAGCCGGTAAGCAGCATTGACCTCTACGGGCTGTATTCGATTGCCGAAAGCCTGCCTGACGAGCGTCTGGGTTACTTCGACTACACGTTTGATGATGAGAATGACTCTCTCGGTGACCGCGTGCAGGCGATCTGCAATGCGGCTTCAGTGGTGGCTTACTGGGATGACGGCGTACTGACGTTTACCCGGGACCAGAAAGTTGATTATCCGGCAGCCGTATTCAACCGGGCCAACATGAAGACGGACGAGTACAAAATGACGTACGAGGCTACTCTTCCTGGTGGCTACGACGGCGTGCAGGTGTCCTACGTTCACCCGACCACGAACAACAAGACGTACATCAACTACCGCGTGCTGAACGGCGCTATCGTCGAGCAGGAAGCGGAGAACCCGAACAAGCTCGAGATTGTCGGCTTTCGTAACGAGTACCAGGCACGGGAGCGCGCGCTACGCGAAACTAAACGCCTGATCTACTCCCGGGTGAAGATGAACGCCAAAGTGTTCGAAGACGGCATTATCCAGGTTGGAAGCGTCATCCAGATGCCAGACATCTACGACAGCAACCAGCAGCAGGGTTATCTGAAAGGGCGATCTGGGAATGCTTTCGATACCAGCGAGCCAATCACTTTCTCCGGAGAGATGTTTGTGCTGGTGACAGATAGTTTGGGCAATCCTACTTACCGCTATCCTGCCTCGCCTCGTCCTGATACCAGTTATGGATTTATCGCTTCCGTTCCAGATATCGACCTAAATTTCTGGGATGGGGATGAAGTTCAGCTCCCGTCGCGATATCTCATTGCGACAGTGGAGGAGCTGGACAGTCAGCTATGGACGGTTAACAGCATCAAACCGAACACCGATAACACGGTATCTCTGACCGTCGCGGAATACAGCGACGCCATCTACCAATAAGAACCGTCCCCGACCAACCGAACCCGGCCATCGCGCCGGGTTTTTTAATGGAATCAATATGGCTACGCAACCTACTCAAGATGCAGTACCGAGTGAATCGCCTCGCGACCTGAAGTTCAACGCAGGGAAAATTGACGAGTTCGTTACCTCTCAGGGCTGGACCTATACCGATCGCCTTGGTCAGAAGCACTACACCATTGAGGGCATCAACTATTTGTCACAGCAGGCCATGGCCGCCTACGGTTACGTAATTCTTACAGGGAAAACTTTCACCACCGGCGCGACTATCAACAACCCTAATGAGGTGCTGCTGAACACCGCCGACGGCGAATATTACAAATGGACTGGTTCGTTTGCATCCGGCCCGAAAGTTGTTCCGGAAAACTCAACCCCAGCCAGCACTGGCGGTATTGCGCCTGGTGCATGGCTTGGCGTTGGTGATTCTTCTTTGCGTGCTGCGCTCGCTGCACTAAGCGGCGCTGGGCTTATTGGTTTTGATTATAATGTTGCTTATGCCGCAGGTACGGTTGGTTCAAATCTCAAAAATGTAATTGCCAAAGGAATCTCTGTTGCTGATTTGCCAGCGGCCAGCGATTCAATAATGGGGCACGCTTATAACGTTAATGGGCAAACACTGTGGGCAGATACTGACGCGTTTGGATTAAAGTATAACAAAATTGGCATGCTTATGCGGCATCTGGCCATGATTGGGCAGGGTGGTTCTCGTGAATACGCGCGCTGGGCTGATCAGGTAATTTACGAAGATAATTTTACAAATTTATCAGGGTGGACAGGGCTTACATCTACTGCAATGCAGGTTTCCGCTAACAAGGTATATGGTAATGGTCAAGGCGGTAACTCAGGGATGTCACATTCGCTAAACGCAGGAACTACAGGCAAGTTCAGAATGCGCTGTTTAGTAAATTATGTGAGCACAGGGGCATCGTATAGCGGCGGGGTGTTTGTAGGTATAAATAGTGGCGCAGTTGGTGCGTACCCAGCAACTGGGTTGGCAGATGCCTTTGGTATATATTTTACCTATAATGGCATTCAGCAAATGCTAAATGGTACAGCATCAAATTTAACAAATACAACTCCTGCTACACCAGGGCTCTATGAAGTTACACTTATCGCAGACGATAAATATATATCTGTTGCGGTACATAATACCAATGAAGCTTTTGGGTACGAGTATGTTGCACGACAGCTTCGAACCTCAAAGTCATGCAACAACATCGTGTTATTTAACTCTGACGCGAGGCAGCTAACTGGTAGCAGCATTCAATCTCTTTGCTTGGGTGTTGGCTCAAATGCAACTGTAAAGAGCAATTATGAGGGGAATTATCCCTCTATCGTGTGGACTGGTGATGGTACAAATGATTTTCGAATCGTAACACCGGTTGGGTATGATAGCCGAAAACCTAGGCCAGCAGTTATGTTATTCCACGGCAATGGGACGAACGAAAGATCGTGGGCTACTAACGCCAATTACGATAAAATTAGCAAAGCGTTTGTTGCTGACGGATTTATCGTAATTAGTGCTGCTGTAAGTGGTAGTTATTCCACCTGGGGTAATACTTCCGCTCAGGCGTGTTATTATTCTGCGTATAGGGCTTTATTACAAAATTACAACATCAGCGCGTTCAGCGTGTTCGCTAACTCAATGGGTGGTATTGAGTTCTTCAATACATTGGCAAGTGAGAACCTGGGTGTTCCATGTTGCTTCGTTGGCACGTCACCGACTGCTAACTTGTTGTCGTGTTACAATAGCTCTACTTTAACTGCTTCTATTAAAACGGCATATGGCATTGCCAGTGATGGTAGCGATTATGCAACTAAAACGGCAGGTTTCGACCCGGTGTTAAAAAGACCTGATGAGTTTATTGGAATTCCTCAGCTATGGCTTTCAGCAAGTGATGATACAATTGTACCACCAACTGAAAACCAGGATATTATGATGAAGTTATCAGCTATTTCTACCAGAAAAATATCTAAAGTGGACGGGATAACTGGTGGGCATTCTTTCGACGTGTCGCCATATCTGACAACTATTGTTAATTTTGTCAGGAGTTATTCAGCCTAAAACTGCTGATGTATGCTAATCGGATCTGCTACTGACTAAAGCACCCCATCATCCTTCCTGTACTTCCGGGAAGGATGATGGGAGGAGGACTCTTAAACGATTGCTGATACTTTTTTAGCCATTTCAATAACTGATTTTAATGAAGAGGCCCCATTCTCACCTGCCACTTCTTCGCTCAAGTTACCAGCTGTGAAGACGTAGCCACTGGCCGACCTTTTGATGTTAAGTTTTGATTGGTTTTTGACAAGATTATTATCCTTGTCTGTTGTCAGAAAGCAGAAGATAAAGTCCCCTGTTTTTTGGTCGAAAGATTTAACCTCCGAAACCATCAGTTTATCCCCAAGGCCAAGCCAGTCACCAAGATCTTTCCCGTCCTCAAGCGCTTCCGCTTCAAATCCAGAAGCTTCAAAGTATGCCTTGCATAGCTTGGTTGCCATGCGTTTTTCATCGCTGAAACCAAATAATTGTTTAAACATGCTTTCTGCCTCAAACTAAGAACACATCATTATTGCTTAGTTTAACCTACCTTTGTACCATTTCATTCTTAAAATTCAGACTCATCTGGTTGTGGGTAAAAAATGCGCAATAATGCTCTTGATGCGGCAAAAATAGTAGCATGTTTTTTTATTGTATTTGTCCATGTAGGTAGTTACTCTGAGATAGGATCACCATGGGGTGAAACACTGAGAGTCATGACCAGATGGGCAGTGCCGTTCTTTTTTCTTGCTTCAGGATTCACCATCGGTAGCAGTGATGCTGGTGGGATATTGAAGAGGGTCAACAAACTTATATCTATATTGTTGTATGGTTCTGTAATATATATTCCAGTAATATATTTCCAGACAGGCGAGAATCATATAAAAGCTATTAATAAAATATTATCACCTGACACCATTCATTATGGTTTGTATGGGCACTTATGGTTTATTGGGGCGTTGATAACTGGTCTTGTTTTATTCTGGTATGCAAGGTCAAATTTATCTCACCGACAAGCATTAATGCTTTCTTTTTTCATCATTGGCATGTGCTGGTTCGGAGATGCTATCAAATCGTTTGGCGTACAGATTTGGTTCTTCTACCTTTTCAGATATTTAATTGGTTTTGCTCTTGTTTATGTTGGCTGGAGTATTGGCGCAGGCAATATTCCTGTACCGAAAAACAACAGGATTCTCAGCATAATTTTCATCTCATGCTTACTGTTGATGGGGGCTGAGTATTTCGTATCGTTTTCTTACTTTGACGGTTCTCATGGGGAGAGACAATTCCCACTCGCATGCATACCAGCTGCAGTAGTATTGCTATTCGTATGTGTCAATTCAGATATTGACAGGAATTTCCTTTCCAATGCAGGGGAGTCTTACTCTTTGGGTATATATATAATACATCCACTTATTATCTACGTAATTGGCAAGGTGTCAGGATTATGCCGTATTCATATATACTCGTCAGAAATGCTACTGTTAGGATTTTCTATTTCATTGGTAATATTGATTATTATAAATAAATCAATTCCATATGTTTATAAAAAGATAAACGGAATAGGTGTGAAGTAATCTTCCTCGCAGCCCACTCCGGTGGGCTTTGCTCAACTAAATTTCCTGTCTCTCCATCCACTTACCAATCAGCTTACTCGTCTCTCTTGATCTGCGCCCATGAACGATAATACTGTATATGCATACAGTAATTATCAGAGGTGAATTATGGGGTTCCCGAGTCCTGCAGCAGACTACGTTGAAGAGCGCATATCACTCGATAAGCGTCTTATCGCTCATCCATCAGCCACGTACATGATGATAGCCGGCTCTACCTACCTGCGCGCTGGGATTATGAAGGGCGCAATGCTTATCGTCGACTCGTCGCTGACGCCGAAAGACGGTTCTCTGCTGGTGTGTACTATTGATGGTGAGTTCAGGATCATGCGCTACAGAACACATCCGCAGCCGTATCTTGAAAACCCTGAAAATGGAAGGAGGGAGCCGTTACCGTTGAAGGACGATGTGTCGGATACTTCTCGGCCGGTGTTTGGAGTGATCACCTACAGCATCAACGATGCGCGCTCTGGCGAGTTCGATGACTGCCCAGTGATGTGATGGGGAAAGGGCATAGCTATGCCAGGAGGCATGGCTGTGCACTCTCTGTGTCACGGATGTGTCATGCATGGATGAATCATAACGAAACGCAGAAGCACGTAACGACACGTAATGACACAAACCACGTGCGAGCGCGGAAAAACTAATGACATTACAGTGTGTTAAATAGTACTCTACGTTCTTCTAAGCCGTAGGTCGTAGGTTCGAATCCTACAGGGCGTGCCATTTAGAAACAGGCACTTACGCCTCCTTCGCTTACTCCTTATTTCCGGTGTGGGACATATTTGGGACATCAACCTCAAAAATTGAGTCATTTGCTTCGCATGCTCAGTTAAATGGTTAGGTGCTAAATGCGCATATCGACGTACCATTTCTATACTTTCCCAGCCGCCCATTT